CCGCTCATATCATTCATATCACCAGCTTGATTGTTCATAATATTGAAAAAAGCGAATCTGAAATTTTCCATTAATGCATCTTTATCCTTTGTATTTTCAGCGTGCATTAAAAATACTCTGTTGTCAGTTAAATCGTAACCAACCGTGATATAACATTTCAAATACTCCCTGTTTATATTGTGTAAATGTGCTATATCCGCTTTTTTTACGTTTTCGACAGATACAGTCTCGTAAAATTGATTGAATGCTTGCTGAATCAGCTTTTGAATCTCAGGGTCTATTATTTTAGGTTCTGGCTCAACCTTACTAAGTTTATCAGTCACCTTTTTTTCTGGTTTCAATATTTTTTTGAGGGAATTATTTTTTTTACCCTTTGGAGAATTTTCAGAATCTTTAGGCATATAATTACTTATCTATAACGGTAGTTTATTTCTTTCTCCTTTTATTATATTCTGAGGTTTTATTGTTGATCCCGTATTTCATTAATAATTCCGCCAGAACTTCAAAAGATAAAGTTTTAATCTTTAGTTTATGCGGTAAAAATTGCCCACCATCAGTTAACTCTAAAAATGGTTCTCTGTCTCCGAAAATAGGATCACCAGAATATGCTGTGCAAAATAAAGTGCTCACTTGAGGATCGATTATTATCGTCCAAAGTCTAGAATCACTTTCGCCATACTCATCAAACACCTTAAACGCATAATATCCACTATCTCTTAATCTTTTAAGAAAGTATCCCAACGTTGTTAACTTGTTAGCCATAATATATTAACTTATCAATTTCTATGTCTATTTCAACTATATTATTTAGTCAGAGCAGAGATTATGAATTTTATCAAAACATCACCTTCTTTGATTTCGAAAATGGTTATTTTGAATTTACTGTTAAATGAAACCTTTATCTTCGATGTTTTAAGTCCGCTTATCATCCTAACAGAATCTAATTTAAGCGGTATCGGCGTTGTTATATCATCCCCCTCAAACTCTGTAGATATTTGATACGTTATATTGTTTATGTTAGGTGTTTCTCTGTCGTTAAGTTCAGCATAAACTTTACCTTCTTTAGTGAAAAGATATAACTTGTTAGAATCTGAAGTTATTGCACATCCCTTCATGACATCATTAAATTTAGATATTGTCAAATCGAAACTGGTTTGATAATCTAAAGAATTTATTTTGTTTATGTTTAAAGTGTTTTTAGGTATATAACCATCTTCTAAAAGATAATAAACGAAATTGAAACTGCCATCGTCTTTATACGATATATTGTTATCGTTTATAGTCACCTCGAAAACATCCTTTTCTACAAAATCTAAAAGTCTAACAAACTTTTTAAGGTCTGGTATATTCAATTTCAATGGTTCTGCAATTTTCGATTGCATTTCCATTTTTGCATATACTACAACATCACCATTTTGGGAATTGCATATAGTATTAACATTATCTGATTCTAAATTCAGACATATATTATCTGCTAGTCTACTAACAGGATTCAGCAATTTTTCGATGAAAGATTCTTTTTCTACGATAATATGTTCGCTCATCGTTACAGTATAACAGAATCAGTTTGTTTATCAAGTTTATTACACAAGGATTTACTTACTCTATCTACAGCTTTAGCAAAAATCAAAGCAGCATCAGCTATTTTAGCCATTGTTTTAGGGTCTAAATTTATTGGTGCTGCATTCACAAAAGGGGCATGTGCTGTTTGTTGTGTTTCAACAGGAACAGAAGGAGGAGGCATTGGATATCTCTCCAATGCCTCCTTGTTTATTTGATCTTGTATAATTTGCCTCTGTTGGTCTACTTTGGGTTGATGCCCTTTTATAAACGATTGAGGGTTTAATTTATTGGCAGGGCCAGTAGATGCTTGCTGTGTGGTGTTTTTATCTATCTCACGCAGGTTAGCACTAGCTAATCCTGCCATCATTACTGCTGCAATATCGTCTTCGTTCATAATATCTTATTTAACTGCTTACGTTAAATCTGCAAGTAAAGCTTTCAATTTAGCATCAGTATCGTCATCTACATCTGTTGTTTCTGAGGTTTCTACTGATTCAGTTGCCTCTTCGGTTTTCGTTTTCTTGGATGATGCTTTAACTTCAGTTTTTTCAGCTTCTTCCGTTTCAGTGTTTTCAACATCCTTTGTGCAGAAGAAATGTTCGTCTAACATTCTTTGTAGTTCTGCTGAAGACTTTTTCTTGTTGAATTTTGTCATGTCAATAACTCCTGCATGAATCTCAGCAAGTTTTTCATCTGTGATTTCCTCAAGTGTAGAGGGTGACATGAACTTAGAAGAAACATATGTGGTGTATTTAGATTTACCAGCAACAGCAGACTTTGCTTCACATTTAATCTTTAAAGTGCAACCATTCTGCACATCAAAAACTTTAATACCGAACTCTTCAGCGTCTTCACCACTAATAGCAGAGTCTATGATCTTAGCTAACTCTTTACCATAACGAACCACTTTGATTTTTCCGTTATTTTCAGGGTTTACAGGATCAGAAACAATATATGCGTTTACCATCCAGTTTTCCTTTCTTGAAATGGCTTTATTGGCCAATTTCTCTGCCTCGTCGCCATTCCTGTATATTTTCAATACGTAATTATCTATAGGGCAACTCTCTCCGTATGTAGTAGGACATAAAGCCGTCACAAACTGTCCTGTGGAGTTGCTAGTCCATGAGTGGTGAAAGTAGTGATATCTTGTCTTTCTTCCTTCTGCTAGGTTAGGAATCAATCTAACTAGATATGTATTTCCCGCTTGAAACTTCATGATATCCTTAAATGAAGATTCTTGTTTTTCACCTTCAGAGTTTTTAATGTCGTCAAATGCGTCGAGTAGTGTTTTAATGTTTGTCATATTTTTAATTTATTGTTGAGTTAGTATTGTATATTAGTTTTTAGGTTTTTCAAGTGCTTTTAAGAACTTTTTCTACAAAACTTCTAATTTTTTCGTAGGCAGTCCTCAAAAAAGGTTTTAATTTAGAATGTATATAATTAGTCTTCAACGTGAAAAAATCTTGATTTGTTTTACCGAAAAATAATTGCTGTTCTTCTTCTGGAATCTCGTTTAGATGCTCTAATATATTCGGAAACTCCATCAAAGAGTATATATTAATATCACCATTCTTGATATGATATACCCAAACTGGATGAATACCTGTTTTAGTATATCCAATATAATCATCGAATTGTATTTTATTAGATATGCAATATTTACCGATAAAACTCAAAGATTTTTTCACATCTTCAGAATGTTGTTCAGGAGATAACTTACTCAATTCTTGTTTATATATAGTATATGTTTTGATGGCTCTTGGGGATGCAAAGTATTGTAAATCGAAATAATCAACATCCAAATAAAGTTTATATGGTGCGCTAAAATACATGTCCATATTAACTTCAGGATATCTAGAAAAGAATATTGCTAATTTTTTGACATATGGATATTTGGAATCCTCTTCAAAATCTTTAAAGTTTTCTCTAAGTCTATAAGCCTTTTTCCTAATCGATCTGGAAATAGCCATATGCTTATTGTAAATTCTTTTTTCTAATTCTGTCATGTTTTCTTTTGTTTCTTAGATTTCTCGAATAACTTTTTAGTGTTTTTAGATTTTATCAAAATCGGATATAATTTCAAAACCCCTAAAAAAGCATCCCTTTCGGATTCTGCACCTGTCATCTCGACAAATATATCACGTAATCTATAATTTTCAAGTATTGTTAGAAACAAAACGGACGAATTCACTCTTTTATTATTTATCATCGATAAATAAGAACCAAATTTTAAAACATTGATAATAAATTCTTTGCCACATATATTATCAAGCGGATCACTATTGCTTATGAAATTCTCCAATATTTTATCATTTAACATATGTTGGTAGTAATTAACCACATATAAATATTAAATCAAATTCAAAGTTTTAGAAAATGTTTTGAATGCTTCTGTCGTTGCTGAACCACCAGAAGCACAAGCATGTCCACCACCATCACACAGTTTTTCAGCCAATTTGGACAAGTCTAACTTGCAACCGTCTTTTTTCCTCATGGAAACCTTTCCACCTCTAGGCATTATGATAAATACTATATCAGACTCATATTTATTTAAAAGATGTTCGGATAATTCCTGTATATAATCATTTGAAATAGCGGAAACCACTTTATATTTCTCTTCTTTGGTTTCCAATAAGCCAGAATAAACCTCTCTCTTAGTATTCAAAAACTCGTCTTTAGTATTAATATAAAGATTGATCATATTCTTTTGAAATTTGTCGAAAGGTTTAAACCCTTTACTGTAATTCTCTATGAAAGAGTTTATCTTGTCATTAGTGCCATGAAACACCACATTCAATTCATAGGATAACGGGGTTTTTTTAGATGCTGAATCGTAATCGTCTGCTAACATTATTAATATTTTTTGAGCATCCGTAAATTGAAATTCTTTGCCTAATGTATCCTTCAAAAGCTTTGCACAAGAAGTATAATTCTCTATTTTAGTTTTAGCCTTCTTATATTCAAATGTGTTAGTGGCATGATGATCTATGATAACAACATTCTCAACATCTATAATTTCACCTAAATCGGAAGTATCTAAATCTAGGAAAAACACCTTTCTATAATCCTCGAATTTATTATTCTTCAACCAACCCGAAACATTCTCTCTCATTGTTGCTGGTGTTGTGGGGTATATAGACGGTTTATATCCCAATATCCAACTTAACGTTAAATACGAGGCTACTCCGTCTAAATCTTTGTGAGTGAATATAATATCTTTAGAATTTGACATATTTTATAATTATTCTATATCTTCCATTAGGTTTTCTAGGTTTGTTAAAGTGTCATTAGCACCTGAAACAACAGAATCAGTAGAATTCTCCGCAAAACAATCTTTGTTTGTTTCGATCATGGTCAATGTTTCATACTTAACCTTAAATGCCCAATTTCCAAAATTAGAACCGAATCTATTTTTCTGCATACCCATATTCAAAATCCCCAACTCTTTATCTTCGTCAGATTGCCATATAGAACATAGAATATCGCATGTTGCTGCTAATCCTATACTTTCAGATATGTTTTCCATTCCCGGATTATCTTTATTAAAACCTGCACGATTCAATTGACTGGCTGAAATGAATGGAATATTATACTTGAACGCTAGTGCTCTCAATTGTTCCGCTATTTCCTTAACGGATTCATACGAATTGAGTCCCTTCGTTGAAGGATTTATCAGGTTCAAATAATCTATAATTACAACATCTGGTTTGAATCCATTATGTCTTAATTTATTTATGTAAGCATCTATTTGCCTTACTGTTACAGCTTTAGGTGGAAATTCCTTAACAACTAATTTGCTGTTCAGTTTGGCCCCCACTTCCTGAATAGAGTTTTTCAACTCTTCAGAATATAATTTGAGATTGCTATGAGGAATTTGGGATATTTGAGAACTTATTCTTTTCGAATACATGAACTCAGACATTTCTAAAGATATTAACAACACGTTTTTACCTTTAAGTGTCATATTAGCTGCCAGATTTCCTAGAACTATACTTTTACCTACGTTAACTTGTCCTATAAAACAGGTTAAAGTTTTTGGAAACACACCACCTTCTAGCCTTGAATCTAAACTATTCCATCCTGTAGGGATAGGATGATATGTCGTTGTTAAATCTGTGATGTGTTTTTCAACGTCTTCAAAATACCAATGACCTAAACTTTCTTGGAGAGAAATAGCATAAATTTTTTCAATGGATTTTAGAGTTTCATCTAAATCTATCACGCCTAATGTGTGTTGTTCAGCGGCAGTATCAATGGTTTTGTATAAACCTCTATCTTTCAGAAACTTTTCAGTATTAGCAAAAAGTTCTTCTTTATTAAATTCTACACTGAGAAGTTTCTGTGTTAATATTTTAGTTATTACGTTTTTATAAGAATTTTTATCTTCTGTTGTAGATAACCTCGACTTTAACTCTTCCAATGCTGGACATTCTCCTCTCTCCACAAAAAAACGGAAAATGTTTTTTATGAATTCTCTATTATTAGCATCCTTAAAATATTCTAAATCTACGTGATCTATTATAGCAGATAAGTATTCCTTATTTTTAAGGGCATTAACTATTATAACTAATTCATAGTATTCATAATCTAATTTCTTAGGCTCTTCTTTTTTGGGACTCATATTTATGCCTCATCTTCAACACCGTCTCCATCTTCGTCCAATTCATCCAACTCGTCTTTAATTGTGGTCGATACTAACGCTTTCTCTCCACCATATCTCAATTTATCGTTTAGAACCTTTTCCAATTCTGGCATTATTTTCTCCCATATTTCAGCGTTCTTCTCGATATTCTTTCTAAATCCTAACGATTCACCATTATAAGAATATGATCTTCCTTCCTTTTTAATTACTTCAAACGCTTCAGCTATATCAAACAATCCAGCATATGGGTCTAATCCAGTTTGAAAATTTAAATATAATTCAGTCTTTAAAAACGATGGTATGAATCTATTTTTCACTGTTAACGCTCCTAATGTAACACCTGAAACATTATGAGATATAGCTATAGAGTTCTCGTCTGGATTCTCCGAGGTTTTTTCTTGTTTAGTGCTCAACTGAACCAACACAGAAGCCAAATAAACTGGCCCCTTACCTCCACTCTGAGTCTTTACTAGAGTTGGATACATTTCCATTCCATCGTATATGTGGTTACTAAACATTATAGGAACTCTTGCTTTAGCCGCTTTATAAGTCAATGCTCTCATCATAGACTTAATAGCTTTTGCTCGTTGTCCCATATCAGATGCACTTTTATCGTTTTCAGCATCTTTAATTTCCTTAGCAGACGCCAAATTACCCAAAGAATCTATAGATATAATAAATTTATTCCTCTTTCTGTTTTCTGGATTTTCATCATTAGATTTTATGATATTATCTAAAAATTTACTAATCTGGTTTCGACACTCTTCGATGGTTTCTATTGGGTAATACTTCACTCTCTTGGGATTAACACCGACTGCTACTGCCCCTTTTTTATCTACTGCAACCTCAGAATCCCAAATAACTCCTACATATCCATCTTTTTGAGCGTTGGCTATGACTTTATTCATGATAAATGTCTTACCAGTTTGACTTGGCCCCGAAAATCCTGTTATTCT